AAATGCTGGCGCGAGTAGTTGGCAGTGTGCGCCACGCTGGTACGGACAATCGCCTCGGCATCGCGCCGGCTGATATCAAGCAGGCCGTCAGCGTAGTTCAGCGCCTTGGTGCCACGGATGCGGGTGATGATCTGCTGATTGGTTTCGCCTTCGACAAAGCCGATGCGGATGGCGTCACGCACCTTGGCGGCTCTCGATTCTTCCAGACCGTCCAGCCACTCACGCAGCAAGCGCCCCTGAAACGGTCGCGCCATCGCCGCGGCATAGACTTGATTGGGCGGAACGCTGACAACCGACACCTGCACCGGCAACATGCTGCTGAAAAGCTGGTGTTGATATCCGACTTCGTACTCGGTCAGCGCTTTCAACTCGCCGGCCAGTTCTTTGCCGATGGACTCATACGCCTGCGCATTCAGAGATCGCACCGATTCAAGCAACCTCTCCAGCCGCTGAACGGTGAAGGTCTGGCCTTCCATGTCGTCCAGAACGGATTGGATCTGCACGAACAGATCAGCATCAACGCGATTCAGCAGCGCAATGATTCGCCGCACCACGCCGTTGCTGTAATGCTCGATGTCGATCTGGTGGCTGATAGCAGCGTCAAGCAGCTGTTCGTTGACCGTTGGCATCTGTCATTGTTCCGAGTGCTGGCGCTTGCATCTGCAGACGCTCGCGCTCAGTCTCCCAGTCGTAATCGTCAGCAATAGCGCCGCGCCGCTGCAGTTCGCTGAACAGCGTTTCGTCGCTGATCTTGCCGGCAAGATTGGCTTTCAGCAGCACATCCAGCGATCCCGGTGGCGCCAAGTCCAGATCGAGATCAGCGCCAACCTTGATATTCCCGCCATCAGTTTCGCCAAGCCACTTGGCGAACAATGCAAGCGTCTGGTCTAGTGCATCTTCGAGTTTTTTTGCCATATTCGCCAGCGGCGCAACCAGTCGGCTTGCTTCGTCACGCGCCTGGCTCTCGGTCAAGCTGATTTCGGCACGCTTGAGCAACTGAGCGCCGGCTTGGCGCATCTGCTCTTCAAGGTCTTTGAGCGAATCGCGGCCAGACTGGATGCTGTTGCCGGAATGCTCCACGTATTTCATGTCAGAGCCGAGCGGTAGCTTAGTTGCCGTGCTCGCGCCAATCTTGAGTTTGAACGTGTCATCCTCAACGCCGATGATCGTCAGCACCGGCACGCGGGCGACATGCAGAATCGTCTGCTGGTCGCTCTTGCTCTGCCAGTGTTCGATATTCAGCATCATCAGGTCGCGTAACTTCGGCTTGGCGGTAACAACATGATCGTCATCGCCAAACACGACAGGCACATAGGGGATTACGCCCAGCGACATCAGGCCAGATGTGTGCAAAACCCATTCTGCTTTGTCGTTCAGCCGGTAAATCTCGAACCGCCCAGGCCACAATGCGCGGATTTGCTTGATGCATTTCGTGTTGAAATCGCCGTCAGGCTCTTCGGCTGTCTCGTAAAAGCGCAGATGCTCGATTGCGCCGTTTTTGCCGACGCGCCAATTGATGATCGAATCAGGCTCGATTAGCACCGCATACGGACGAGCCTTTGCGGCAACAATATCAGCCTGAGTGGTCGCACCCTCAACGAATGGCATGTCAACCAGAATGCCGGCAGAGCCAGCAGCCAGCGCACAGGAGAACACATCCATGGAGAAACGATCCACGCTGCGGCCTTGACCATCAAACTCAGGCAGGATTGCAGCCACTTTCGGCGGCACATTGTCTTGTGGGATAAGCGGCGCGCGGAACACGCGGCCGGTCATGTTGGCGACGGTTTCGGAAAATGCTGGTAGGAGGGTAGCGCAAGCAAGGCGCTTGTCGTAGCTTTCCTTTTCCTCGTTCGGCCAGCGCGGCAGATACATCTCTCCCTTCTCGCGCATCTCCAGCGTGCCGCCGATAAGCGACTCGGCCATTGCCCAATAGGGCGCAAGCTCCGACACTTCCGGGTGTGTTTTGGTGATGGCTTGTTGCTGCATAGGATTGGCTCTATATCGGCAGGCTTTCTGCCGTTGCGGTGCGCTTCACGATTGGGAACAGCCGAACGATAGGATAGGTTCCGGCGTCGTTGACGTGGTCAACGCCATTGGTTTTGTCTGGCTCGCCGTTGTTGTCGTAAACCTGCTGCTCCAGACCTTCGGTGAACTTCGGGCAACGATGCGTATTCACGCGCATGCGTCGCTCGCCCTTTCCGTTCAGCAGCATGGCCTGAGTAGACAGCACCCGATCACGAACGGCAGGATTGGCGCCGGTCACTTTCAGCGTGAAGCCGGCAGAGCGCAGAATCGACAAATCTGATTCGCTGTATTTCTTGCTGCTGGTGTTCTGGCCGGATGCGTCAGGGCAAATTGTGATGGATCGATTCGGATAACGTTGCTTGATCAGGTCGGCCATTGACGGCGTGTCGAGCACGTCGACAAGCTCGCCGACAGCGAGCGGCATGCCTTCTCGAATCACATACACAACAGCCGCCATCTTGCGGACGTTGAAATCCATGCCGATGACTAGCGGCTCGCCGTCTTGCTCTGTTGCATCGGTGTGATTCAACTTCCTGTCGAAGTTGCTGTAAACCGTTCCGCTGGTCAGGTTGCAGAACTGGCCGCGCAGGTACGCATCGATCAGGTTTTCCGGATAGCTTTCGAGCAGAGACGGGATATAGTCATCAGGTAGGTTCAGCTCGTTGTCGTATGTGCTCGCCTGTATCAGTCCGTATAGCGAACCAAGAGACGGCTTTTCGCTTACCTGTTTGACGAACTGCTCATAGACGAACTTGAACCCTTCCGGCGTCGTTGTCACGTCAACGCCGTTGCGCAGGCCGTCTTCCTTGTAGCGCATACGGGCAATGATCTTGCGCCAGGCATGCCGCGCTTTCTCGCGCTTCATCACGTCCAGCTCATCAACCAGCGCTTTGCCAATCTTGAAGCCGACGATGGTTTCTGGCTTCTCCATTGACCGGCATATCACTGTTCCGCGATAGCGTCGGCCTTCGTAGACGTGAACCTCTTTATTCGACTCAACCACATCAACGCGCAATCCCCAGTCGTCCGCCACCTCTTCGATTGTCGGATAGAAGATGTCACGAATCTGCGGATAGGTTGGGGCAAAATATCCCGCATTGATGCGCGGGAACTGCCAGAAGTGCTGCATCAGGCCGCCACAGCCTACCCATGTCTTTCCGCTTCCGAACCCCGCAATATAGGCGCGGAACTTGTGCGGCATCGCAAGGAACTGCGACTGTGGAACATTAAGAGACGGCATTGGGCTTTCTCGCGTCTCTGACTTCGATGATCACGCTGGCGGGTGTTGGTGCATCGGCTGATTCTTCTTTTTTCCCGGCAAGGTCAGCCCGCTTCAGCTCGATATTAAGCTCCGCATCAATCAACGACAGGCGGTCTTTTTCGAGCGATGCGATACGGCCCATCAGCCGGTCAATCAGTCCGGAGTAATCTCGGCGCTTTCTGACTTCCTCGATTCCGCCATCAGCCTTTGCGGTTACTTGCTCAATCTCTGGATCGTTTGTTTCAGCCTTAAGCGCACGCATCAAGCGTATTTTGCACAGTCGCAGCTCATCCTCGATCTTTCCGATTTCAAGCCGCATCATGACCGCGTTTTCTTCGTCGGTCAGGTAGGCGGAATAGATGTTGCCGGGTTTAGCTGCGTTGCGACTTCCTTTCGGGGCCCCGTTATTAGCGCCTCCATGCACGCGGCAGCGGCCGTTCGCCATTGCTGGCGCTTGGCACTTCCCACCGGCTCTGGTCTTTGCCCCACACGGATTGATAGCCATATCAGATTCCGCTAATGGGATTAATTTCGCAAATCAGCGAGCACAAAAGCAAAAAGCCCATCCGGAACCGGACAGGCTTTGCATTTTCTGAGCGCGAGCGAAACCAACAATCGATTGGTCGCTGTTTTCGTTATTATCGCGCTTGCTCTGTGGTGCGCCAGTACTCAAGCGCACGTTGTTGAACATAATTTTATTCGAATACAACATTAAATCAAGCCCTTTCTAGCTGAGTCATGGCAGTACGATTGGCCGCGGCATCTTCCGCGCTGAGCGCCTGCGCAAAATCATCGAATCGACGTGTCCACGCCTTGCGATAAACGTCCACGCACAGCCCCAATGCTGCTGCCCGCTCGTAATCGCTGTAGCGATGCATGCCGGTCCCGTTGCACTTGCGGCAGGACGTTTCCGGCTTGCTGCGGTCTGCCGAAGCAATCGCGCCTGTTCCGCCGCATGGCCGGCACTGATCCGCAACTGACTCCT